TAAGTTCAGAAGCATCTAATGCAAACGACCATTTAATGACAGCTCTTGCTATTAAAAATAGAATTGAAGATTTTGGTTATACAACTAATACAGGTGATATAACTGCTGTTGTTGCAGGAACAGGATTAAGTGGAGGAGCAACTACTGGAAGTGCTACTTTAAACGTAGACGTACAGGGAACAAGTTTAGCAGGAGAGATAGCAACTAATGATTTAGTTCTTATATCAGATACTAGTGATTCAAATGCTGTTAAGTCTATAGCTGTATCTGAAATTGCAGGACTAGCACCACAGGGAGATATAACTAATGTATCTGCAGGTGTAGGATTATCTGGAGGAGGAAGTTCTGGTTCAGTAACTCTTACCTTAGATATGTCAGAATTAACAGATATGACTGCAGCAATTAATAGTTCAGAAGATGAACTTATACTTTTAGATAACGGTGCAGATAGAAGAAAATTAATTAGTGAAATTCCATTGTCCGCATTTAATAATGATTCTGGATTTACAACTACTAATGGTGACATAACTGGCGTATCAGCGGGAACAGGTTTATCTGGTGGTGGTAATAGTGGAGCAGTAACTTTAACACTTGCTGCACATAGTGGAGATTTAATTACAAGTGGTACAGTAGCAGCAGCTCGTGTAGCAGGTTTAGCAGCAAGTAAAATAACTTCAGGTGCTTTTGATGCAGATAGAATACCAAGTTTAGCTACATCTAAAATTACAAGTGGGACTTTTGATGCAGCAAGAATACCAACTATAGATATATCATCTAAGACTAATTTAAGTGCAGGAACAAATATAACTTTAAGTGGAGATACTTTAAATGTTGATGATGCTTTCCTAAAAAATAATGCTGATGACACAACAAGTGGTACTATAACTGCTGGTGGATTTACTACAACTGGTACTGTTACAGCAGGAGCTTCTACAAATCAAATTAGATTAAGAACAGTACATAATGCTAGTCAGATAGGAGATACATTTGCTGGTACAACATCACAATCATACATTGACTTTCTTGTAAATAATAGTAGTAATGACCCTGGTTATATTATGCACGAAACCAGAGGCTCTGAAGCAAACGAAGGAGTATTACACTTATGTCCTTCAGATGATAATGCAGACGGAGACTATGTTTCTATTCACGGTACAAATGACACAGACCAATTAAAACTACATACATCTGGTAAGATAGAAGGTGTATCAACATTAGTAGCTACAACCTTAGATATATCTGGTGATGTAGATGTAGACGGAACATTAGAAACTGATGCACTTACTATTAACGGAACAACTTCAGTAGCATTTACATCTGGTGACCACAGTAAATTAGACGGTATTGCATCTGGAGCTACTGCTAATGTTGGAGACATAACAGGAGTAACAGCTGGTAATGCACTTACTGGTGGTGGTACTTCTGGAGCTATAACAATTAATCACCAAGATACTTCTTCACAAGCTAGTGTTAATGGAAGTGGAAGAACTTATATACAAGATGTAACATTAGATACTTATGGACACGTTACTGGATTAGCAACTGCTACAGAAACAGTAACTAATACAGATACTAATACAAATCAATTAACTACTTTCCAACTTGAAGACGGAGACGGAACTGAAGTTACAATAGCACACGGAAAAGAAGTTAAGTTTGTAGAAGCAGGTGGTATTAATATAAATTGGACAGACACTAGCACAGGTAGTGACGGAGACCCATTTGACTTATCTTTTAATGTTAATTCAGCTGTACTTGCAGGTGCAGGTATGACTGGTGGTGGTACTTTAAGTTCAGATAGAACATTAAATGTAGTTGGAGGAACTGGTATAACTGCTAATGATAATGATATTGCTCTAACTGCAGCAGGAGCAGGAGCTGGTAGTTACGGCTCAACTGCTAATGGAACTAAGATTGATACAATAACATTAGATGCTTATGGTAGGGTTACAGCGGTAGCTACTGGTGCTACTGGTAGTACATCTACCTCTGGTACAGTTACAAGTATAGCTACAGGTACTGGTATTGGCGGTGGTACAATAACTGGTTCAGGTACAATAAGTATAGACGCTGCACAAACTGGAATATCTTCTATTAAAAATACTTCTCTTGTAGTAGGTAGAGATAACGATAATGCTTTTCACTTCTCTACAGATAATATGATTAAAGTAGAAGTTCAAACAGTGCAAGATGAATTTAGATTTGCAGCAGGTGGTACGTTTCACGCAGACGCAGATATTATTGCTTACTCAAGTACAACCGCTTCTGATAAAAGATTAAAAGAAAACATTGAAGCTTTACCATACGGCTTAGATGATGTAATGAAGATGAGAGCTGTAGAGTTTGATTGGAAAAAAGATAAAGCTAATGGTAAAGAAAGAGGTCACGACATTGGAGTTATAGCTCAAGAAATGGAAGAGATAGTTCCAGAAGTAGTAAAAGAGTATGACGGCTTGCAAGGTAAAGACGACTTTAAAGCAGTTGATTATTCTAAATTAGTACCAGTATTAATTAAATCTATACAAGAATTAAAAGCAGAAATAGAGGAACTTAAGAAATGACTTTAACTGCATCAGGACAAATTAGTATGAACGATATTAATGTTGAGTTTGGCAGAAGTGGAACTACTGCTAATAGTTCTTTAGAAGATTTATCTGACGGAACTGTAGCAACTATTAATACTGCTAATGATAGTGGTGACAGACCAGACGGTTCTGCCCCACACCAAATGACTGAGTTTTATAGTTATGACCATAGTGCTTCAGCAGCTAATGCTTCCTTTGGTTCTTTTAGTGATACTACTATAAGATTTATAGGATTAAGTCCAGGCGATAACGTTTCTAATCACGCAGTTACTACAAGTGCTATGACAGATGCAAGTGGTACTGCTGTTATTAGTAGAGCTGTAAATAGTGGTACTGCAAAAGGTTCATTAAGAGTTGCAGTCTCTAATAGTGGAGACCCAGGCACAGCAACGAATAATTCATTTGCTGGTGGTACAAGTAATAGTGGTAGTGGCTATGAAACATTAACATTAAACAATGCTGTAGGTAGTGTATCATTTAGTGGTAGTGTTACTATGCACGTAAGATTTGCATTTTTACCTCACGGCAGCGTAACTGAAACTACAAGTAGTACGATTACAGTAACCAACAATAATACATCAGATACAAGTATAACCTTAACTACAAGTGTTACAAGTTTTGGTGGGTTCTGTGTAAGTGAAGGAGTACCAGTGAATTGTATAGACTATTACAAACATATATCTGAATTAGAAGTAGGTGATATGGTTATGTCATACAATTTTGATACAAGTCAAGTAGAAGAAGTAGAGATTTTAAAGATAGAAAAACCTAATCATAGTAATTTAGTAACTTATATATTTGACGATATGGAAGATATACAATACAAACATATTGAATCAAGCCCTACTAACAAAGTTGTTACAGTAAACAGAGGGTTAACTATTACAAAAGACCACCCTATGTATAAAGAAGACGGAACTATGGTTTGTTTAGATACAGATAAAGCACAAGAATTGTATGGACTTGAAGCACAAGAAATACAAAAAGGAGATAGAATTAGATTTATAGACTCTATTAAAACAGTAGATAAATATTTACTAAATCCAGATGAACAAGAAACTTATACAATATTAACAAAAAATAATAACTTTTACGCAGGTGGCGTATTAGTTCACTCAGAAATAGGGGAATAAAATGTACGGAAAAAGAGGCTCTGTTGGAACAGGGAAAATTAAAAAGAAAAAAATGAAAAAGACACGTCAAGGAAATGGTCGTGGAACTAAGAAAAAATATAAAAGGAAAAAATAATGGAAGTAAATAAAGAAAGTAAATTTACATTTAGTCTAGAAACTTTGGTATCTCTAGCGGTTACTATCTTTATGGTTGTAGGTATGTGGTTCACTTTGCAGGCAGATATTAAAGAAGCAAAGGAGATGCCTAAGCCAGAAATAGGTAGAACTGAGTATGATTTAAAAGACCAAATGATTAGAAATACAATCATACAAACCGAAAAAGATGTTGAAGAGATTAAAGAACAGCAGAAAGAAATGCGTCAAGATGTTAAAAACATTGAACGTATGATGATGCAAAAATGAGGTATAGAGATGAATTGGTTATATGGTATTACATATTTGGTTGGTATTTGTTTATCGGTATCGCCCTTATATGCTCAAAGTAGTTTAAAAGACTTACAGCAGATTCAACTATTGAGTCAAGATGAGTGCGTTATAGTTCAAGTAAATGCAGATTGGAACTTTAAAGCTTCGTTAGATTTAAATGGTTTAAAGAATTGTATATGGTTTAACGCAAGTATAGACGACAAAGAATATGGTGCTATTATTGCTAATGAGTGGAAGATAGTTTCTGTTCCAACAATAATTATGTTTGAGTATGGTAAGGAAATAAAAAGATTTGAAGCTGGATTGTCTTTTAACTTAGACGAAGATAAAATTAAAAGAGGAATTAACAGCGAGATAGATGAAATAATGTTAAGGAGATTTCAATGATATATTTAGCAAGGTGGTTTAAAAAGTTGTTTGGTTGCGTGTTATTAATGGGAGCATTAACAGCACAAGACTTCTTTAAGTTTAGCACTATATATGGTGCATATAGCTTTAGTAGTCCTGTAACTAAAGAACTACAATACCAAGTGTCTGGTGGTCAATTACAAGAACTTCAAGAAGAGCTTGATGACCATACAGTTATGACTTTTGGTATTAGAAAGTTAGCAAGATTTGGTTATGAAAATAAACCTGAAGTATGGTACACAGGTAAAGAAGCACCAATCAATGAAAGTGTTGCTATTGGTAATGTTCCTACAGGTTGGGAGTATGTAATAGAATACTCAGACCATAAAGAGTTTGGAGAAGAGTTTATAAACCAACAGTATATGCTTAGATATATGGGTAAATACTTTATAGCAAAAGCTAATTACGATTTCAGAGGATTGGAAGACGTAGAGTTTGCAGCATTAGATATGCGAGTAAAAAAAGACTTTGGTAATTTAGCATTGTCTATGGGTGTAGCAGGTAGAAGTCACCCAGCATATTTAGACTTTAGACCTATTGATTTATGGTGGGAAGAACAAGGAATTGACACAGATAATTCTACACCTTTTTGGGAGTTTGCATACTTCTATGGATTTACTGATGAATTTGTAGAGCAGTTTACACAGTATGGTTATAGTTACTTTGATTTCAAGTGGTATAATGCAGAAGGTGAACTTGTAGCTAACACAGATGACCAGTTCTATAAACAAATTTATGGAGAGATTGTAAGAGATTACAATGAAGGGTATGCTAAAGAGTTAGGATATCAGAACGAACTAAGTTTATCAGTAGGTGCAGACTATTATAAATATACACCTAAGAACTGGTTTCATTTCTGGGCAACCACATACCCTATAACTAAAGGTATGTCTGACTATTCATTTAACTATGATGTAGCAGAAAATGGTATGGACTATGACTTAGGTTTAGTGTATGGTTGGAAACTAACTAAGAAGTTTGGAGTATTTTTAGAAGGAAGATATCTTAATATGTATGATGTACAATCTTATGAATCTAAGATTGGATTTAATTGGTTGATTTACTAAGAAATCAGATGATAACAGTAACTAAATTATCAGGTAAAAGAAGAAAGTATAATTTTAATGGCAAGAAAAAAAAGAAAAGCAAAAAAAGGAAAACCAAATCCTACAAATAAAGCACTGTACTCTAGAGTAAAGTCAGCTGCTAAACGTAAGTTTGATGTATATCCTTCTGCTTATGCTAATGCTTGGTTAGTAAGAGAGTATAAAAAACGTGGTGGTGGGTATAGTTAATGGCTTATCAAGGCGGACTTAAAAAGTGGTTTAAGGAAGACTGGGTTGATATTGGTTCTAAGAAAAAAAAGGGCAAGTATCAAAAATGTGGTCGTAAGTCTGCTAAGGGTAGTAAAAGAAAATACCCTAAATGTGTTCCAGCTGCTAAAGCTAGAGCAATGAGCACTTCACAAAAAAGGAGTGCAGTAACTAGAAAAAGAAGTAAAGCACAGGGAGTAGGTGGTAAACCTACTAATGTAAAAACATTTGCTAAGAAAACTAATAGAAAGAAAAGAAGATAATGTTCTCTGGTTCTAATGGTGCAGGTAAAGGTGATAAGCCTAGACAGATTAATAAGAAAAAGTTTGATGAAAATTGGGATAAGATTTTTGGCAAGGAAAAAAATGGCAAGAAAAAAAACAAAAGCAATAAGAAAAACTACTAAGGGTAAAGGAGCTAATTACAGACCTACTAAAAAAGGTGCTGGTATGACCGCTAAAGGTGTTAAAGCTTATAGGAAAGCAAACCCTGGTAGTAAACTTAAGACCGCTGTTACTGGTAAAGTAAAGAAAGGCAGCAAGGCAGCTAAGAGAAGAAAGTCTTACTGTGCTAGGTCTTTAGGTCAACTAAAAAGAAGTTCAGCTAAAACCAGAAACGACCCTAATTCAAGAATTAGACAGGCTCGTAGAAGGTGGAAGTGCAGATAAGTTAAATAGTAAAAGGAGAGTAAAATGAATATAGTACTAAGTAAATTATTAACAGGTTTGTTAAGCGAAAAGATTTTAAAAGCTGTGTTATTGAAACTTGGTGACCATTTAATCTTAAAATCTAGTAATAAACTAGATGATGAGATTTGGAACGAAGTTAAAAAAGCACTAAAGTAAAGGAGATACAATGAATTGTGAGTGTAATTGTGGAGGCTGTTAGTGCCTAAACAACCTATTGGTGTCAAACGTTTTGACAAAGGCTTTGTAGATAAAATAGCTCAAAGAGATTTAGTAGCAGGAGCATTGGTAGAAGCGTTAAATGTAGATGTTTCTGTTCAAGGAGCTATCACTAACGGTGATAGTTTTTCTGCTGCTAATGCTACCTTAACTTCAGGTTCTGGTGGTACAGCTATATCTAATAGTGCTATGGTTCAATTAAACCCTGGCAATGGGCTCTTTACGTTCAAATCTGATGTAGCACCTATATCAGGAAAGACTGCAGGTGAGCACATTGTGTTTACTAATGCAGCTGGAGATATCTTTATAAACGATTCTGCAGCTTCTTCTGGTAGTTCTACTCTTATAGAGTTTGATAGTAATGCAGATTTAACTACAGATAATTCAGGAGATTGTAACCCTGTTTATTATTACGCAGACGGTGGACTTAGAATATCTTCTAATAATTTAGATGATTCTAATGCTAGGAAAGCAGGATTTATAAGGCAATCAAGAGATGCAGCTGGTCATTGTTACAACACTACGCTTGGTGATAATATGCACTTGTTTACAAGTGGTTTAGCTGCACCAGTAGTAGGTACATTTACACAGTTTACACCAGTTACACCAGACTCAGCTTCAAATGGAAGTGTAGTTGCTAATGATATTGGTTTAGGTATAGCAGCAGCAGGTACAGACGGACTATGGCAACCAGGTAACTATGCTATAGGTTTAACCTATGTGTATCATAATAATCAAGAGTCTAAAATAACTAACTGGTCTTCTAATTTAAATATAACAGAAGGTCAATATCCTGTTATTCAAATATCTGTAGATGATGATGTATTAGATACTGCTACACAAGAAAAATTTATACAAGGTCTAAGAATATACTTAAGAAACCTTACTGTTGGTGATGAAGAATATGTATTAGCAGCGGATATAGACTTTGAACAAGGTTCAAGAATATCTTTAACTGATGAATTTGATGTATTTGTTGACAAAGGAGATTACATCATAACTGATGACGCTAGAAATGATGAGGGAGATACTACAGCTTATGAAGTAAAACAAGCTAACATAGAAACTTACTCAACTATTAATGGGTTTGCACCTAATGAGCACGCAATACATTTTTACAATGCAGCATTTGGATATAAGACAGCCACTGTTGCTAATCAAAGAGCATTTGTAGCCAACGTTAAGTACGCAGATGCTGTAGGAAAAACTAAAGTAATGGGTGATAGAATACAATACTCACCTACTCTTAGGTATGATACGTTTCCACAAACATATTTTATAGATATAGGTGCTAATGACGGAGATGAGATTGTAAAGATATTAGAATTTAAAGATAGATTATTTGTGTATAAAAAGAATAAACTATTTATTATAAACATATCATCTAACACAGATGCAGGTTGGTATCTTGAAGGAGAGTTTTTAAATCGTGGAGTTACTAGTCCTAATGCTGTAGTAAAAACAGACTTAGGTATTATGTGGGCTAATGAGCACGGATTGTTTGCATTTGCAAATGGTATTAACAAATTATCTGGAGCTATAGAAGAGAAAACTTGGAGAACAAATTTAAATACATCTCGTATGTCAGTAGGATTTATACCAAAAAGAAATCAAATAATAGTTAATAAAGACTCAGCTAGTATGGTCAACGGAGGATATCTATATGACTTACAAACAAAATCATTTGTAAATATAGATGAAGATAATGTTTTGAGCACTGGTGGTGTTTCAGATAACAGACCTATAAGTAATTATATATTATTAAATAATGAATTATGTACATTTGTAGACGATAGTACTAATGGTACTACTAATAATAAACTATTATTCTTTGATGTAGATACATTAAGTGCTCAAACAATAGATATAAAGACAGCTGAGATTACTTCAGGTTTAGAATCTGTAGATAAAAAGTATTACTCTGTATATGTAACATATCAAAACAATGGTTCAGGGTTACAATTAAAAGCTAAGTATAACGACACTTCTTTTGCAGATATTTTTACCACAAGCAACTTGTTAAACTCAAGTTCTTTAATAACACAAGAGTATGTTATAACTACACCACTGTTTAAGAAGTCTATACAATTACAAATAGTTGGTGCTACAGCAACAGATTTTGAGCTACAAGATATAACTATTATTACTAGACCTAAGGGAGTTAGATAGTGAGAACAAAAGCTACACACGCATCAGGCTCAAGTAAGGTGCTCAAGAAAGGTGCGGTGAGCACCAGTAGTATGAAGAACGGTGAAGAAATATTACAGTACCACAATGGTAAGTTAAAAGTAATTAGAAAAGAATTTGGTAAACTATTTGAAATGGAATATAAAAGAGCTGACCATAGAGAGTTAGAAACTTTTGCAAAGTTTTCAGATATAAAAAGACCACAGAAAAATGCTGTTAAAGTACTTAAAGAGGGTGTAAGAATAGCAGAAAATAAAAACTTGTATGCTACTTTACCTGCCACTGGAGATAGTGTTGCAGGTGCAGGAGATGCTGTAGATTCAAGTGGAAACATTATACCAAAACCATAAATAATAGTAGAAATGGCAAGATAGTATTTAATAAATTTTATAGGGATTATGGGATATAACACAACATCAGGACAACAAGCACAAATTGACTACGGTTTAGCTCAAGCCGAAGCTATATCTTCACGTTCAGACACAACCTTTGAGCTAGGTAAACAAAACATAAAAGAAAGAATTATTCTCGAAGACGAGATAGAAACTATAGATAAACTGGCTAGACTAGCTCAACAGAAAGCACAAGACAGAGCTAAAAAAGGTGGCTTTGGTGGTCTTGCTGGGTTTGGAATTGGTACTTTAATATCATTAGCAATTCCTGGTGGAACAGCAGCTTTAAAAGCAGCCAAAGTATTACTACCTGCAATAGGTAGACAAGCAGGTAAAGCTGTTGCTGGTGGATTTAAAGATGTTGAAGTCGGAGACTTAGATAAAAACGTACAAGATAAATTATTACTAGCTAAGTCTAAAGGTAGAAAGATTGAAGATGCTTATGATGATTTCGAAGCAGCAGTAGACGGATTAAATGATAAACAAAAAGATGCTGCGTTTATGGAGTTTGGTATGGACGCTGTTATGGGTTTATCTATGTTGAAGTATGATAAGATTGCAGTAGAGTCAGGTGAAACTTTAGGTGAACTAAGAGAGCTTGGTAAATCAGGAGCAATAGATTATAAATTTAAAGACTATCTAAAAGATATTGTAGATATAAACATCTTAGGTGGTACAGGTACTGATACAACTATGAATATGCTTTCTAATTTAGATGCTCAAGCAGCTGCTACTAACACTAGTAATCAATTACAAGGTTTATTAAATTTTGAACAAGGTAAATTAGGTATGCCTTCAATAGATACTACAGCATCTGACGCTTTTGCTGCAAGTCAAAATGCAGACAACCTAAGAAGGTCTAACCTATTAGAGCAATTTAAAATTGGTGACGCTTCTAAGGCAGCAGGTATAGAAGCAGTAGAAGTTATGGGTCAAAGAGCACCTTTTGATTTCTCACAAGTAATAGACCCTTCTCTTGTAGGTCAAGATACATTGCGTGATATATCAGACGCTTATGAAAAGATTAGCCCTGAATTTAAAACTCAGTTTCCTAGTCAAGTTAACCCAGAAAGATTTGCAGTAGATTTCTTAAGAGGTGATATACGTGGTACACAATACAGTGATGAATTTTACAAAATGGGTGGAGTTGCAGCAGGTGGTGTATCACAATCTGAGTATGCTGCTAAAAATGTATTACCACAATTAAAAGAAAAATTATTTAATACACCAGTAGAACAATTATCACCAGATGCAAGAGCATATAAGTTAGCATTAGACCCTGAAGTTAATGAAGCACTAGCAAAAGAAATATATGAGACTAGAGGATTAGGTCAGTTTTCATCTGCTTCTAAAGTAGAGGCAGCATTTAGACAAGATAATCCTTCTTTCCAAGGTGCTTTCAATAGAAACACAGTAAGCTTTGAACAAATAAAACCTTACATAGCACAAATGGAATCAAGTAATAATCCTTTAGCTATTAACTTGAATAACAATGGTACATTAGATTTTGGACTATATCAAATAAACTCTAAGTTTTTAAATAAAACATTAAAGAATTTTGCTACGAGCACCATAGACGGTAAGCCTGATGTACTTTACGGAGATGTACAAGATATATTAGGTTCATACGGAGCAGTAAGAAACAATCCACTATTTAATTTAGGGAGTCTGTAATGGCTATAAAACCATATAAAATGCCAGACATAGAGGCTATGTTCAAATCGGTTAATCCCAATAGTATTGCACCTGGTAACGCAGCAGGTATAGGTTCTGGTAATCCAGTAAGAAATACTGCACCTTCTTTCTTTATGGAAAATGGTAATATGAATTTATTTAACACACCAGAATATGACACACCAGACGTACCAGACTTAGATGAAGATGATGAAACTGGTGGTGAACCTGATGCTGATGAAGAACAGCAATATGGTGGAGGTCAAGACCCTCTAGATATTTTAAAAGATTTCTTTCCTGACGCAAGTGACGAACGTCTACAAGAACTTGCAAAGTTCGTGTCTGTAATCCCGACAGAGTTATACGAAGCAGCAGACCCAGATGCTGAAATGTATTCACTGATGCGTCAGGATAGAGTAGGTCAATTAGAATCTCAAAGAGATTTAGCGGAAGAAAGAGCAAGAGGTAGTTTGTTTAGAAACTTAGAACAGGCTAGAGGTATGGAAGGTAAACGTGGTTTTGCATTAGGAAGAAACATTTATGGAGACGTAAGTGAAGCGGCAGCACAAAGTTTTGAAGGAGTACAAGATTCTTTTGGTAGAGGTTTGTTTAATATAAATCAATCTATTATTGATAGAGTATCAGGTGCTCAAAGATACTTAGCATCTCTTGAGTCTCAACAAAAAGGCGACTTGTTAAAACTTGCAGACTTAGCAGATTTATTTAAAACAGATGATGATAACGGTTTCACAGGGTCAGATGACCAAGACGATTATGAGGATTAATAATGAGTAGATATATACCAAAAACACAAGACAACTTTTCAGCATTAGTAAGTGAAGGTCTATCTGGTAAAGACCTAGACCCTAATCAATTTACTAGTACTATATTTAGATATTTAAATGAGTCACAAAGAATTACTTTAGAAAATCAAAAGATTGAACAAGACTTACAATACAATAGAAGTAGACAAGAAAGATTAGACGGTATAGCTGAAGAGCAAAACAATTTAAATAATGACTTGTTGGTACTAAGAGAAGTAAATGACTTTGTAAAAAATACACCTCTGTCAGGAGTAACACCTGATTTATCTTTGTTAAATATTACTTCTGAACAGGGTAACCAAATCAGAGATAATATGATGACTGTTAATCAACAGTATAGAAATCATCAGTTTGATATGAATAATAATTATCAAAATTATTTAACCGCTGATAATAAAGAGGCAAGAGATACAGCTTTAAAAAATATGCAAACAGGATTAGGTGTATTAAAACCAGATTCTGCTTTGTATAAAGATATGGACGCTAAGCATAAAGCTGCTATAAAAAAAGAAAACTTTGATGCAAGTATACAAGTAGTAGAAGATAACTTGAGCACCTTAGGTTCTTTCTTTGGAGTTCCTGAACAAGCTATATCTACAGGTATACAAAGAATTAGACAATCAGGTGCAGCAGGTAATTTTGATTTAGCAGAAGGAATATTTAAAGATATTATTAAAACAGCAGGTGGTAACGTACAAGGACAAAGAGAATTAGATGCAGCTATCATTAGCAATCTTGGTTCTATAGTTACTTTATATGACAAGGTTGATGAGTCATACGCTATTACTGATGCTAACAGAACAGATATAAATTCTTATCTAGCAAAAACTATATCAAATGTATTGATGCAATCTAACAATTCTAAAGCTGACAGTGGTGACACAGCTGCTAACATCTTAAGAAGCGACCAATACAATAACATATATTCAGAAGGAAAACTAGTAACCTTACCGCAGAACGTACAACTAGGTAGTGGTATGGTACTAAATCAAGGAGAGCAAATCTTTGCTTATATAGATAAAAATGGTGGCAATAATATGGTTACCATTAACCCAGACGGCACACCAAACTTTACTAACATAATTAAATTTGATGATGATACAGAGTATGATGCCTTACAGGGTATTAATTTATAGGTGAAAAATGGCTCAAGATACAGTACGTTTTAATTTTGCACAACCAGATAGTACCGATACAGTAAGTTTTAATTTTAAACCTACCACAGATACTGTTAAGTTTAACTTGCGAGCACCTAGAGTACTAGAGGAGCAAGAGCAAGTACGAGCACCTATTAAATTTTCTCAAGCACTAATAGAAGGATTTGGTTCTGGTGGTATGTTTATAGAACCAGAAGTTTCTTTCGGTGACTTATCTGCCCCACTAAAAACAGCTAGAGTTATAGGTAATGTTGCAGGTATGTTTACAGTTCACGGTGTATTAAATGCTCTAACTGGTGGTAGTGCTACAGTTGCAGCAGTTAGTATGAAGAGTGCTAAAACAATTCAAAAAGCAGGACAAGCTTGGCAAAAAGGACAAAAGGCAGAAGCTATAGCACAAATTGGGTTAGGTAATACACATACTTTTTACAACTCTAGAGTAGCTACATCTAAGTTTGCAGATGATTTCTTTAACACTGCAGCTAAAAATCCAGATGCTGCACTTAAAATATTACGTGGTCAACGTGTAAGAAAAGAAGCAGCTATCTTTACAGCTTATGGACAAATAGGTACAACAGCTGAACAATTACAATCAGATGAACAGTTTGATGTAATGAAAAATATTAAGTCATTACCTTTTGACGCAGCAGGTGGTGCTCTATATGCAAGAGGTGCTTATAAAAAAGCTGTAGAAAACGCTAACTTGTTTAGTGCTAAGAGATTTACTGTAGGTTCTACAGAAAAAATAGCAGCAGGTATGTTGTCTACAGGTCTTAATAGTTCAGAAGCTACACTCACAGAAAGATTAGCAAGTGGTGTATTTGTTGCAGCCTTTGGTGGATTATCAGGTGGTGCTGAGATAACGAGCACTGTTAACAATGTAAGTCGAGCACTTAGAAGTTATGTTCCCGAGATAAATGAAAAGGGTGTAGCAGATGCTATTGCTAACTACTCAGTACAGAAAGCAGCAAAAGAATTAAGCAGAATACCAAAAGCTTTTGAAGGATTAGATTTTAAAAGTAAGACTGGATTTACAGCTAAAGGTTTCCAAGTAACTAAGAACGATAAAGGTGTTCTTAAAATACGTTATGATGTGTATGCACCCAATACAAAAGAACCTAGAAACAAAGGTGTAGAAACCACATTAGATAAGTTCTTAGAAACATACAAGAGCACACCTAGAAATGTAAATAGAATAATACGAAACGTATTAGAAGACGGGTCTACAAAAGTATTCTTTAACACGGATAAAGATATTAAAAAGTTTTGGGAACAAGGTAAGTGGGGTATCATAACCGCAGATAGAGCACCTAATAAAACACAATTAAAAATATTACCTGGTGAAACAAGAGATGAGGCATTGGTTAGAGATATTGTTGCTAGAGGTTATGATGAAAAAGATATTGTTAGAGTACAGAAGAGTGGTTCTAAAGGATATGAAAACTCTTTTATTGTTAAAAATTTAAAAGAAACAGACGCAATACAGTTAGGTAAACTTACAGGACAAGAACAAATAACCACACACAAAGGTATATATGAACTTGTAAGAAGTAATAAGAAGAAACCAATGGAACTATCTGAAGTTATTCTACACTCTAAAATAGCAGGTAGTACAGTTACTGGAAAAACTGTAGAACAAGGCAAGAAAATTATTGGTAGAAGAGCAAGGGTTTCTGGTGGTGGTTCAGTGTTGATACCTAAGAGAGGTGGTCAAGGTGTTATACAAAGAAATCAAGGAACTGGTAATCAAGTATATGTACCTAATACACCTAACAAATTTATTGGTGATGTATATGTTGTTGAACTATTAAATGGAAGAAAGGTAGCAGTAGGTAATGAAATAGCTTTTGGTAAAGTTACAAGAAAGACTAAGACTTCTAAGTCTATATTAGGTGAAAGTGATTTACAAAAAGTACGTGGTCAATCTAAAAAGGTAGGTAAGAAAGAAAAGCATTTAGGTATACATAACGAAATTAGACAAATAGAATCTCAACTAGGATTAAGAGACGGCAGAGGTAGAGGGTTACACAGAAATTTAAAAGATATTTTATTTAATACAAGAAGAACTAATAGGTTAACTAAAGAACAATCTAAAACATACAAAGGTATTTTAACCAATCAATCTCAAGGTGGTGCTACTGGTGTTAAGATTATTGATGACTTTCTTAAAAATGATTTAACCTTTGTACAGTATGCGGCAGCTAAAGGTGGACTATCTATACACAGAACGTATGAATTCTTGTATGAAAAAACAGGTGCTCCAGTATTTAGAAAGATTGCACAAAGGTTATTAGATAAAGGTGGAGACTCTGAGATTATAAAAGGTAAGTTCTATACAATGCGACGTGCTCAAGATGATTTTAGAAAGACTAATAGTTTGAGCACCAAAGAGTTTAACAGTATTATGTACGGTTTAATTATGCCTAAAAGATTTGGTCACTTACTAGAGGGTTATGACAAAGCTTACTTAGAAAAATACTCTGAGATAGTTGCATTGCATAAGAAGTTAATGGACGATATATATGTAGACGCTAGAAGTGCTAATGTAAAAGAAGGTGTATTTATTAATGGTAAACTAACACGTATAGATATAAGAAAAGAAAAAGACTTTATGCCTTTAGTTGTTAGTGATGAGCTTCTAGAGTTTGTAAATAAAAATGATAACGTATTTGAGAAAGTATTTGAACAATTAAGATTAAAAAATCCAGGTGCTTCTGATAGTGAGTTGCTTGCTTTATATAAAAGATTTGCTAACAACACAGAAAAAAATGGTATCTATGGTGTACAATACTCAAGAGTATTTGATTTAGACCCAGTATATTTCTTAGATGAAAACGGCGGTGTAATTAGAACCTTGAGCAAAAGTGATTTTAATTTAAAAGAAGGTCAAGTGCTCAATGGTAAAAAGATTGCTAAAAGAATTGAAGCATACTCTGTTGATTATACAGATAGTATGGATAGATATGGTGGTAGAATATCTAACATCATTAGTTTAAGTAAACACTTTGGGGACGGTATCTATAAGTACGGTAATATACGTACGGTTAAAGGTTCTAAAGTATATAGTGATGATATAAACGAACTCTTTAATGAAATTAAACTTCAGACAAAAGGAAGAGGTAAGGAAGTTGACTCAGAAGAATTAATATCTTTATTTCAAAATGACTTAGATAGAATTATAAGAACAGAATCTAGAAGTTTTGGTAGTAGAACTGCTAACAATGTTACTGGTTACGCAGCTACTTTTGGTTTAAGTGGTTTCTTATCACCAGTAAAAAATGCTATGTTAGGTACGGTACAATCAATAGGTACATTGGGTGTTGTAGATTTTTCAAAAGCATTTGCTAATATGGTGTTTAATAAAAACTTTAGAAAGACATATATGGCTGACTATAGAGCTATAGGTGGTGAAGCTTCTGGTATGAAATTCTTAGATACTACATTTAATTTAGAGGGTGCAAGTAGTTGGCGTAAGTTATTAGTGTCAGGTATGACTGCAACAGAGAAGGTTAATCGTGTATTAGCAGTAGCTACAGGAGACTATGCAGCTAATCGAGCACTTAAAACTTTAAACTCTAATGCTTCTGCTAGTAAAAAAACAGAAGCTGCAAGATTACTTAGAGATACTTTAGGTCTTGGTGATGATTATGTTAATGCAGTAAACAATAAAACCTTTAGT